TGTAACTTCTTCGACAACATCATTTCCAGTTAAAGTTACAGTTTGGTTATTAGTGTTTCTATAGGTGAATGAATATGATGGCACATATCCAGGAACATCCTGTGCAGTGGTTCCTTGATATATTTCTATGATTAATCCAGATTTTAATACGACAGTTCCATTTGCATTTTTTATTTGTTTTGTTTCCCAGTGTCTTGGTTTATCTGCATTCGATCCATAGATAGATTCGATATAGGATTCTAACTGTGCAGAAGGAAGAGGCCACTGAGAGTTTACATCAATGATATTATTTAATAGTAGAATAGTCCAATACCATTTAGGACTCTTGTAAAATTTTTGAGAAACAATCTCTGGAGTTTCTCCATCAATAACAGTATATTTTGTGGAGTTAATATAAATTCGATTTATATTATCACGAAATCTAACTCTTCTAAAGAGATTCTTTGATTGTTTATATCCTTCTTTATATGGATATAAAATATCTGGTTGATTTTTAAAGAACATTAGAATCCTCCTATTACATCTGATCCTGTTACAATTTCAGTTTCTCCAAATTGTAATGTTAATTCATATGCAACTGGAACTGGGCCTTGCAGCTCTGTTTCTGGAAAATAATGAGTTGCCCAAACTCCATCTGGAGTATAGTTTATTGTAACATTTTTAAGAACACAAGGTTTTATTTTTGGTAGTGACTTAATTTCATCTTTATCAAAGTATGTCCATTGAAGATCAAATATTTTTGGAACAGTCAACCATCTGTCACTCAGTTCATTAAATGCAGATTCATCTATTAAAGCATCTGTACGAGTTGATTCAAATACAGTTTGTCCACTATAATTTGGAAGTGCAAAATATCTAAGAACTTTTATAATATTATGAATTCTTTTTTGTTCAGCTTTATTTCTCGGAACTAATTTCCATTGGAAAGTAAATTCTCTCATTCCTATTCCGCCAAAAATTTGTTCACGGTATGGGTTCAAAACTTTTCCTCCAATACCTTGAGTTAATGCGTCGGAATTAATGCCAGCAGAATTTAATGCAGATGCAATCATTCCAGATAAACCTTGTTTTGCCAAAGTCTGAATGGAAGAACCGAGTTGTTCTGCGTTTCCTCCTGATGCAGACTTTGCTATAGAAGGAAGTAACTTTCCTATCGCACCAACCTTATCATCCGACCATGATAATGAATCACTATAATTAATTGAAGGTGGAATTGGCAATACAATTGTTGCCAAACTTTTTGCATATTTTCCAGTTCTCTCACTTTGAATATTACTTAGATCTCCAGAAACAGAAAAGTTATTATTGTCATTTGCAAATGATATATTAGATTCTGCTATTGGAACATAATCAAAAACAGTAATTTTTAGATTGTCAATTAATTGTTTTGCTGTAGGCCAAAATAATTCTGCAGTCGTAAAATCTACCTTATTTTCATTTGGATCGGGGAAGGTTTTTTCAGTCATAAATATTAATTGGCATTTAGTCTTTATATTTTATTTATGGAGACATTAAAGGGAAAATATATCCCTAAAAATATTCATAAGTATCGAGGTAATTATAAAAATATAATTTACAGATCTTCATGGGAACTTAAATTCATGAAGTACTGTGATGAGAGAAATAGTATTTTGGAGTGGGGTAGTGAGGAGATTGTGATACCATATAGATCTCCACTTGACAATAGAATTCATAGATACTATGTAGACTTCTATGTAAAAATTCAAGAGTCAAATGGAACTATTTCCAAATACTTAATTGAAATCAAACCCAGCAAACAGACAGTTCCACCTAAGAAACCTCAAAGGCAAACTAAAAGTTACATCTATGAAGTAACTGAATATGTAAAGAATCAGGCTAAATGGAAAGCCGCAAAAGAATTCTGTGATGATAGAATGTGGAAATTTAAAATCCTCACAGAGTCGGAGTTAAAAGTATGAGAAGAGAAGTATCCGCAAGAGTAAAGGATGATAAACTATTAAATATATTTGAACAGGTTGATAAATTAGCTGAAAAAAAATCAAAAGGATTTCAGTCACAAAGTTACAACTGGTACTTAGAGACAGTTAGATCAGTTGCAAGAAAAAATGATATCTATAAAACTCTATCAACTTTAGATGAAACTTTAAGTCCTAGTGGTGGAAATTTATATTTGTTTGAGTATAACGCTACGTGGGCACGAAAACTTCCTTTTTATGATGAGTTTCCATTAGTGTACATGTTAGAAGGTGGAAGAAAATTCTTTGGAGCAAATCTACACTATTTAAATTACCCAACAAGATATAAAGTATTAAAAAGTATAATTAATGGACGACCAACAATTCCGAAACAGTGCTTTCATAATTATGTTTATGAAGGTCTTGAAACACCATTATTTAAAATAAATAATGAAGATTGGATCAAATCTATTTTCTTGCCGATTGAAAGTTTCGTTAGCAGGCAGAAAGGATCGTATAGACAAATAAGTAAATCCTATGTCTGGGGAGAAACCGCAAGATGAGCACTGATAAAAATAAACAAAATAATCCAGAATTTGATAAACTTAGTAATTTACAGACGTTTAATTCATACGTAAAAAAGTATGGATTTAGTATTTCAAACTTTTATGATGTACATTTTGTTCCTCCATTATTAGACCCAAAAAGTAATACAAATCAATTCATACAAAATATTCTCACCAGATCTCCATCAGATTCTAGTGGAAATTCTCGTGGAGGTATTAAAGCCAAAGAGATATTAAGATATTATGCAGATGAATGTTCTTTGCCAGGACATCAAATGGCTACTGGAGAATACAGAATTAATAATTCTCCGATGATGAAATATGCATACGGGGTTGTAAATTCCGAAGTTAATATATCTTTTATTTGTGATGGCAGAAGTGAAGTTAAAAAAACATTTGATGCATGGAAAGAATATATTCATGCGTCTGCCATTCCAAAAGTTCCAGTTCAGGGTAGAAATTCATATAATGTGAATGTTAGTAGAGATTTAAATAGATCTAGATATAGAGATGATTACACTTGCGATTTAGTTATTATTAAATTTGAAAGAGGAAATTCTTCTGATGCAAATAAGGCACGATTATTTTATTCAGACAGAACAATTATACCAGATTACATAGAAGAGAATTTATCTGTAGTGAAAACAAAAGGATTTGGATATGCACTTCCAACTTATTCAGTTAGATTAGTTAATGCATTTCCTATCAATGTAAGCTCTGTTGCGTTATCTAGTGGTGCAAGTGAATTAACTAGAGTTCAAGTTTCATTTGAATATGATGCAATTTATACTAACGCATTATCTGGAACGGGAACTGTTGAAGAAAGTATCACAACTAATGCCAACATATAAGCGTAATAAATAATTGAAATCATGTATATTATACTATGCCTTTACCAAAGTTAGTTGCTCCAACATATGAGTTGGTTCTTCCTTCAACTGAACAAAAGATTAAATTTCGTCCATTCTTAGTAAAAGAAGAAAAAATTCTTCTACTTGCTATGGAATCAGAAGATGAGAAACAGATGACAGAAGCTGTCAAAACAATTCTCAAAAATTGTATTCTAAGTAAGGTTAAAGTAGAAGAACTTCCTGTATTTGATATTGAATATATCTTCCTCAACATTCGATCTAAAGCTGTGGGTGAGGAGATTGAACTGAATGTAACTTGTCCTGATGATGGTGAGACTGAAGTTAAAGTTAAACTAAACATTGATGATATTCAAGTTATTAAACCAGAAGGTCATAATAGAGTCATTAAACTAAATGATACTGTTGCAGTTCAAATGAAGTATCCTAGTATGGAAACTTTCATTAAGAACAACTTCTCTGGTTCTGGTAATGTTGAAGACGTATTTGAACTTGCATCTTCCTGCATTGAACAAGTTGCAGAAGGAGAAGATGTCTATGAGACCAAGAGTTTCAGTAAAAAAGAACTCAATGATTTCATGGATAGTATGGATACCGCACAGTTTATGATGTTACAAAATTTCTTTGAAACTATGCCAAGACTTTCTCATACAATTAAAGTAACCAATCCAGATACAAAGGTTGAAAGTGAGATTGTCCTTGAAGGACTTGCGAGTTTTTTAGGATAGCCC